TTACTTTTGATAGTTACAGTATCCGTAGAACCTTCTACTTCCACAAAAAGACCATTATGAATATTTGCCCTACTTCTAGCTAACTTAATAGTGTTAGCATCTACTCTTTTGACAAAATATGCCGCTTCATCAAATAGAGAACTAATAACATATTCTTGATCAATAATTGTGCCATCTGGTAAGGTTCTTTCAACAGAACCTATTTGTGGCGTGTAAACAATCTTATCCCCTGTGTAGAAATTATGATCAACCCCGTCTGTAATTTTTATATCAGTGCTTCCAACAACAAATGTTCCAGAAACAGTAAATTTTTGAATTTTCGGATCCATTTTTGTGTCTGGATCTGATGGTAATGATGAAGATGCTACAAGAACCTTAGAATAATTTGGATCATTAACAATAGTAGCATGTGGGAATGGTGTATGCTTCGCTCCAACCATTCTCTCACCAGTCTCTGGGTGCTCATGAGATGGACCAAAGTATGGTTTTCCATCAACAAATCCACCATCTGGTTTTAAGTAGACATTTTGAACATTTGCTATTAATGAATTTAAATCAGTGTGTATATTAGAGTCAACTTTTCTAATTTTTCTAGTTACTCTCGATATAATACTTGCATTGGTGATTCCAGTTCCTCTGAAAAGGCAAGAGTTACTACCAAAAATATCAGTAACTACAAATTCGTCTGGCAATATTAGAGAATTTTCATCAGTTAAAGTTAACACGTCTCCTATTTTGAGGACGTGATTATCTTTTGTTGTCAATTTATAGGTATTATTAGCCGCATCAACAAGTACAAGACTCTCTACATCATAATATTGTGCCGAATTAAATAACCAACTATTTTCTTTTATAGACGATCCACGTTTTCCTAAAGTTTTTATTTTCGTCTTAGAGCCTGTTTTTTGATAGTAAGTTTTCTTTGGAACATTGACATCATGTAAAACAGATCTAATCTTTATTCTAACTCCATTATCAGCAGAATTTCCAACAAAAGCAAATGTATTTTGATCAATTGCAGTCCCATCATTTATTTTTGAAGTGATCCCATCAGTATCAACATTTAAGAATTGATTTATAGTTTTATCACTATACGTACAAACTCCAACAGTTCCATTTGCATATTGGAAAGTTAAAGTTCCTTCCACTGGAAATCCAACAGTGGTATCAACATCTATGAATGATTGACCTGGCTCAACATTTCCAATTATATAAGTTTTTGGATGTGGAGAAAAGTCTCCATATAGCAAGTCAGATGATCCATCATTTTGAGTTAAAGATCCATCGACGGCTATCTTATAATATTCTTCTGTCCCAATACCAGAGTGAATTTTTTCTACGCTGGATATTGGGGCATATGCTTTTCGGATATTCTCAAATTCATCCTGGAAAAGAGTCCTGTTGAGTAGATTTTCAGGATCTCCCTCTACAACCTCAACGATTAAATTCCTATCTATTCTATAATTAGCATCTGAAGGGGTAATTACAGAATCAATAGGACGAATTATTTGGGCACTTTTTCCATACAGAGCTTTGAAAAGAATTTCAAAAGATTTATCAGTTCCTCTCGAAGAATAGAAACTTTTAGAATTTTTAATGAATGATCTTTGATTTAATTCAGAAAATAACTCTTTATCACTTAATCCAGATAAAAGTTGCTTCTTCGTTTTTCTTAAAAACTCATCTAGGAAGAGAGCAGTTAAATTTTCAACTTTAGTATATGGTTCGTGCGCAGCTGCAACCGTATTATCAAAAACTAGTTCTTCAGAATCATTTGGATTATCAAATGAAGTTGTTCCAGAAAATCCTCTGATACAAGTTTCAAAAGTTATATCTGTTTTAAATCGATAATATATGATTTCATCGTTAATTCTGATTAAACCGTCAGAATCTGGAAATCCTTCAGTACTTTCGACGTATATATTACCAACTCTAAATTGATCAAGTGGATACGTCAAATACGTATCTTTAACATAACTATCAGTGGTGGTTCTTTTTATGTATTCATCAATATTTTGAACTATATCAAGAGAACCCCCTTGATATTCCTGAGATCTATAGTACCTTGATAAAAATTGCCCAATCAAAGGAAATTCTTCCCTCACATAAGAGGGTAATTGGCTCTCAACGATAGAACTAATTTTTACTCTGTTTTCTTTCATTTGTTTCTGTTATCTTACGATATTTCCTGCACTATAGCTGGAACTGACTGTGTAATTGGAACCCGATGGACTTGATCCTGAACTGATCTGGTCAACAACCATTTCAACAGATGTTTTATCTAACTGGAGATAAAGGTCTTGCAAACCAATAACATCATTTGATAGTGGGCATGTGGATATTTCTAAGATTTGTTGACTGTCTTTGGTTTTGCCTGATATAATATTGATAGGATTCAATGTTACCCGACCTTTTTCATAATTTACTAGACCAACACCACTTCTTCTCAGAATTGGAGTTTTGGACTCTGGAGTCTCCAAAGAGAATAAATTAAGGACTCCAGTCTTCTTATCAGCGTTAGGAACGTCAGTAAGATAAACATCCTCATTAATATCTATCACCCTAAAAGCAGAGGACTTTATGTTGTACCCATTCATGGATTTAACATAAAATTCATTTCCAAAATCAACCGCATATTCTGCAAATTGATTCAATGCTAGCCTCAAATCCCTTCTAATGTTAATAGTCGTTATGTTTGAGGTTATTGCAGAGTGACTTTGGTCAATCAGTCTTAAAAATTGACTATATTTAAATCTTGCACCATATCTATTTAATTCACTTGAATCTGCATATTTTGTAATATTATTTTGAATCTTTGTTGCTAATTCGCTGGCATTTGATGCCAAACTTGGATTATAATATACTTTACTTTCTGCCTCAACATAAAGGTACTTCAGATCTAAAATTTCTGGGATTATTCCTGCAACAGAATACTTTCTAAGATCTCTTTTTATGTTTTCTTTAATGGTGTTTGGTATAAAATCACCATTTCTTGGTTTTATACTAATAAAAACTTTTCCATACTGTGGAGGTATCAAATCTTCTCCACCATATACTGAAATTGACTCAGCTTCGGGGTAAATTTTGTTTGGAATTAAAATTTCAAAATCATTTGCTGTTAATGCCCTATTTTGTGTTGCATAAATTTGGGGAGCATACTTTCTAACAGATTCAACACTTTCAATTTCTTCACCACCACTGGAGGGTAACACTGCAGTAATCAAAGATATTCCGCTTGTTACTGGAAAAACTGTGCTGCCTTTAGTGTACTCTAATCTACCACTAAAAAGAAAATCAGTTATACCGTTTCCTGCAGGCCCAGAGGTTCTTATGTAAGATATTTCAATAACATTACCATTTTCCAATTTTTCTCCAAAAATTCCATCACCAAAAATTATTTCATATCTTTCATCTTCGACTTCTTGTAGAAAATAAATTTTTGAGTTCCCATTAATTGCAGAACCCATTTTTTCATCAAATAAGTTATCCTGACGAGAATATTTTAGACTAATAGTTGAGTTTTCTGTTGGTTTGACCTTTACAACTAACGTATCTAAGTCTATACCCGAATTTGTCAATAAAAATCTTTGATTTGCATTGGAAAAATCAACTTCATACGTTTGATTTACGACACTTCCCTCATAAACTTCAATTTCATCAAAAAGAGCTACCTGGTCAATAACAGGTGCGGTTATATCTTGAGTTATACCAAAAACAAATGATTGATTATTGAAGTTTCCACCAGATGCAGCGACAGGTCCCTTCTTTAAGGTCAGTGTAGTCGGTGGATCTGTGACATCTGAGAGATCTGCAAAGAAATTAATAGTTGATCTCGATGATTTTTTAGATCTAGGTACATATCCAATATTTCTTGCAAGAGATACAACATTTTCTCTTAATGTTGCACTATCAATGAATACCTCATTAGCAACCATATTGGTGTTATATGAGGTAATATATGTATTGTATGCTAATACATCAATAATTGTTGACAGATTGGATCCCTCAAAATCATAATCAGTGAAATTCGAGTATGTTTTTAAATAATTTTTGAGAGTATCTTTAATCTGGTCAAAATCCAGACTAGAAAAATTTAAAAGAGACATTTATCTTGTCGGTAGCAATACAAACTCTAATTGTTGTGGCGGAATATCAATGCCAATGATGCGATAAGTCAATTTGCAATCAAAAGCATTATTTTCATAATCTGGAAAAACTTCAACGGATATCAAAGAAACTCTTGGCTCATAATTATTGATTGAACTTTCAATCTCATCACGAATTGAAATTGCACTGATATCATCAATATTTTCAAAAAGCAATTTCGTTACGTTTGATCCAAAATCTGGATCAAAAAATTTCTCTCCGGGAGATGTTGAAACGATATTTCTTATAGAACGTGCAATAGCATTTGCATTTTTTAACACCACAAGATCATTATTCAGGGGATTTGCCTGAAAACTTGCGCTTATATCCTTAAAAGATTGACTTACCCGTTCTAAAGGCACAAAAATACAGCAATTATGTATTATTTATCAACCAAAAAGTGGTTCTGGTTCACTCTCAGGGTCAAAAAGTTCGCTCTCTTTGATTTTGTCAGTCTTTTTTGGAGTAATTTTGTCGTTGGCAATTTCACGAAGCATTTTTTGGTGCTGATCGTTAGCTAAATTGTCTAAAAAGTCGTTATTCGGAGTCATTTTCCTCTTTTTTGAATGAATTTTCGCGTTCTTTTGCGGTTTTCCAGAAATATTCGTCTTCACGACCCATTCCGAGTCGCTCATAACCATTTTCAACACTATAATATTCAGTTGAAACCTTAAAATCAGGCATTTTGGGGTCAATAGGAGTCAAACTGTTATCATAGATACGCATTCTATTGTTTGGATAGAGTGCATATTGTCCATTATCTAGTTCAATCAGGTTTGATGACTTGTGTTCAGCTGGATTTTCACTTGTTGCATAGTCAATGACATCAGGATCCTGGTGATAGTTGTCCAGAGTACACACATAGGTGCCCTTCTGAATGCCATAATCCCGTGTATACAGTTCATAGTCCATAGAGCCAATAAATTGCTTCTGAACTGCCACAACACCATAGTCCATACAGTTCCAGAACTGTAGGTTAGGAAGGTCCATATCGGGGTCTGGAAGCGCCGGAGACGAGAGAAACGCGCTTATAGGTAGTTTGTCATACATTGCCGCATATTCGGGCAAATACGTCTCAAAATAAAAAGCACGCCCAGGAATCGACTTTGCCGATACCCAGACGCCCTTTACAAATTCACCGTGACCTGATTGATGGTCAGTGAGATATTCTTTACGAACCCATACCTCAACCGAGGGGAGGTTACAAATAAGTGCAGCCATGATGAATTAATATATCTTCACCTATTTAACCACGTCCTTGTCCACGATAAGCTTTCTTTTTACCATTACGCGAGGACGCGGCCAATTTTGTATTCACCGAGCGGCCTTGACGAGTCTTTTTCGGTGGTGCCTTTTGAAAATCAAAGTTACCGCCACTAAACATTCTTGCCATTTCAACATTCCTCCATAGAGATTAAATTTGCATCAAACATGTCCTTACCTTCTGAAGGACTTTCATAATACCTTTCCGCAAGGTCTTGCATCACTTCGAGACACGCTTCGTGCGAGAGATTTTCATAGATTCTCTCTCCCGCATAAAGCACATTAAAACGAACCTCAGATGACACGAGTTTTCTCGTGACCGACTCTGATACGAGGATCGCACCAGATTTCATAGTCTGCATCCTTGGCATCAAGACAGAATGAGACATCCTCACCACACATGTCCTGTACTTCACCAGATTCAAAGACTTGCATCTTCGGAGCAAACCAAGGGTATTCCAGATTCTCAAAGACTCCGTGCTTAATCAGTACCCAACCAAAACCTGTGTAATCAACAGTAAAAGGCTTCTTGCGCTTACTGATGGATTCGACAGTCTCGTGATTCATGACTCCACCATTCTTACGGAAGTCATCTTCTTCCAACCAGTGTGCGACAGAGGTTGTGTGTCCATCTTCAGTGGCATACCAACCAGCAGTAATCTCCTTCTCTTCACCTTCTGCAGGAAGTGCAAGATCACAGAGCTGCCAGAACTTGGTTGTATCAAAAACAATATCACTATCAATCCACAACTGATAGTCATACTGCAACTTACCATCCCATGGGATTTGCTTTGATCCACGGAGAACATTTGCACCCAATACCTTACAACGTGCAAAGTTAACCATCGATGAGTAATCCTGACTGATCTGAATACTCATACCATTCTGTACCATATCAAAGCACAGTTGTACAAAATTCTTTAGAAAGGTATATGAACATCCACGACCAGGAAGACAGAATACAATTGCCTTACCGCGCATCCGCTCCTTGATTGCATCGATATCCCATTCAGGTGCTTTTTGTTTCGGTGCAACAGTTTTAACTTTAAATCCTTTAGCCATAGTTTTGAATAACCTTCAGTTCAATTCTATCGTAGTATGTAGTCAGTGTCAATCAGTATGAATGTTCGGTTGTGTCCATAAAGGGGCGTTGTACCTCCTCATATGACAAATCCTCAAGAGTATAGTCGGTGTGTAATAAACCAACCATTCCCTTGAGGGTTTCCCATGTCTTATTAAATTGTGATTCACTTAAGTTATTATATAAACATTCATTCTTTGCATAGATGTGGTATATCTTAGTCATGTCTCCGTATGTGTGTTTACAGTATCTAGAAAACCTATAGGGACGTTTTTGGCCACGCAAAAATTTTTTTTTGAACTTGAAATCACTCTTGCGTTTTGTCACCTCTGTAGGTTAGGGTAGTTAACCGTTTTTATCA